CATGGTGACCGATTCGATGTATTGCCGGCCGGTGGCGCCCATCAAGGTTTTCAGCTCAGACAGATCCTTATCCCCGAGCTCAGTCTTCACCTTGTTGAAGATCTCGTTCAGGCTCATGTTGCCGTCGCCATTGACCTTGGCCACGAGTTGATCGATGCGGCTTTCCATGGTTTGAACGGACTTCGTGAGACGCTCCACGCCCGCCTTGCGCTGTGTCGCCTGCCGCAAAGTTGACCCGTAGGCGTCCGCAAACTTGCGCGCCGCGATCGGATCCCCGGGGTCCACGCCCTGATCGGCCATCTTGTTCAGAAGCGGAATGATCTGTTTTGCCCCGAACCGGGATTTCAGGTCGTTCACAAACTCCGGATCCCCGCGTTGCATGGCCTGAATCGCGAATTCCTGCCCCGCACCGGTCAACTGTTCCGCGCCACCGGACTGCGCAATCTTCTGCATCTGAAAGCGCGCATCGATCTGTCGCCGTTGACGCTGATCCATGTCGGAAATGCGCGTCAAGCTCGTATCCATCGATTCAATCCGCTTCCAGATGCCGTCGATCGATTTTTGCTCCGCCTCGAACTTGGTATCGTCCCGGCCGTACTTGGCGGATGCGATCTTGATCTGTGTGAGCATGTCATTGATGGTCAAGCGCTTGTTTTGTAGGATATCGGCAAATTCCTTCTGCTGCGCCTCACTCTTGGCCTTCGCTTCATCAAACTTGGTCTTATAGTCCTGCCAATCCTTCTCCGCGCGCGCCTGGTCCCCCTCCAGGTGGCCTTTCAACGCGCCATTCAGCGAGGCCGTGACCCCCATCCAATTGCCCTTCGAGGCAATGCCGGCAATCAGGGCCATTCCGAGCAAGGCGCCGGAAAACTTCTGGTATTCGTTCGGGTCCACCAAGGGTTTGGGCTGGTAGGTGGGTAGATCGGCCTTCGGCGGAGGTTTCACGGCCCCCAACTGGTCGATCTCCTTCGATACCCCGGCCTCCATCGGCGCGAGCTCGCCCTCGCGCTGCGTCGCGGACTGCTGGCGCGCGGTATCGAGCGCACTTTGCCGGCTGATAGCTTCCTGCCGATCGGCCGCGATGTCCTTTTGCAGCGCTTGGGGGTCTGCGCTCATCCGCCCACCGTGACTCCGGGGATCCGATAGGCCCCGGTGGTGCCGGATTGCAGCAAGAGCGCGAGCTCACCGGTTTGAGCCGCGAGTTGCTGTGCCTGTTCGGACTGTTGCAACTCCGTGTTGCCGATGCTGGTCAGCACCGAATCCCCGCCGGAGAGTTCCGACAAGGCGGCCTGGACGTTTTGCTGCTGGACCTGTGCGTAGAGGTTTTGCCGCTGCACATTCAGGTTTTGCTGCATCTGCGCGATCTGCTGCTGCACAATCCCCGAATTCGCGTTGCCCTCGCCGGAATTGGCCGCCGCCTGCTGAATCGCTTGGGTCTGCTGCTGGATCTGCTGGTCGATGGTGGCGTCGATCGAGGCCTTTTGACTGGACCACTCCGGCGTCGCGGTGCCCCCCGAATTAATCACCGAGGTGGCGCCCTGCACCGCTTGAGTGGCCGCATTGGAGGCCGTGGTGTCGGCATTGGGCAGGTTCGGTTTGGTCAGTGCCGACTTGAGCGAGAGCCCCAGTAACCCGGCGGTTGCGGCATTCTTGCCGTTTGAGAGCCATGAACCCAGGCCCCCGCTGCCTGATCCGGCGGCAACGGTGGGGTCGGTCGCGTCAATCCCGGTGGCCGCCGGGTTGATGGTGGCGTTGGCCACGTCGAAGTCGCTGAACCCACCATCTGCGGGCCCCACCCCCAATTGGGTCGCCAGATCGCTCGAGAGCGGCTGGATCGAGGGCGCCGAATCATCCGCCGACAGGAACGAAAGACCCCCGCCGCCGGAATTCAAGGTTTGCCCAATGTCCGTGACCCCTGCGGGGGTGCTGCTGGCCGTGGCCTGGGACAGATCCTGGGGTGAGCTCGCAGTGCCGGGAACGCCCGATCCACCACCCCCGGGCGCCCCGCCGGCAAGCCCCGCGGAAGCCACCCCGAGGCCACCCACCCCGGCGGCCAAGTCCCCGAGCGACGCCCCGCCGGCTGCCCCTCCGGCGCCTCCCGCCAGGCTCGCCGCCGTCACCGTCTGTTCGGGCAGGGTGGCGCCTAACGCCGCGGCGCCACCGGCGTCCGCCGCTACCCCACCACCTAGGGCCGCCCCGCCGGCTAGACCCGCATCTGCCGCGGCTGCCCCGCCGGCAAGGCCCGCATCCGCCGCCCCGGCAATGCCGGCGTCCGCGGCGGCGGCACCGAGACCCGCATCGGCCGCTCCGGCAATGCCGGCGTCCGCCGCCACCCCAAGTCCCGCATCGGCCGCGGCCACGCCTAATCCTGCGTCAGCCGCTCCGGCCGCCGCCGCTTCCGCGCCGCCGCCTTCGACTAACCCCGCGAGCAAATCCCCGCCTACAGCCAATAAATCTGGCATGGCTACAGCCGCTTAACCCAAATGCGGTCCATCGGACGATAGCCGAGCTTGGCAAGCACGATGCCCAATTCCGGATGCTCGAGCTTTTCGTGCTGCTGGACGAGCACCACCCCCATGATGCCCTTCAAGCTCGATTCCGAATAGCTGATGAGGTGTGCGCCGATGCGATTGCCCCGGTACTGCGGGGCCAGCCACAAAATATCCTGCTGCGCCTGGAGAATCGAATAGTGCATGGAGGTGATGACCAGATAGACCACATACCCCACCATGACCCCATCGATCCGGGCGGTAAAAATTGCCAAATACCCGGCCTTGGCCAAGCGCGCGTACACCGGCCAATTCGGCTTTAGCGGGATATCCTGAAAGGTGGCGAGCTCCCGATAATGCCGCTCGAGGAGGGGGACGATTTCATCACGCACCGCGGCGTAATCTTCGAGCTGGTACGTGACCGCGGGTTTCAGTTTCGCATTCATGTGAGCCCCAATTGTTGGTACTCGAAATCGTGCATGTCTTGATGCACGCTCATCCAATCATAGTATTGCTGCGCGTCGCCAAAATCGACCACGGATAGATCGGGCGCCAGCGTCGCGCTCTGCCCAAGGAGAGTGTAACTCTGATTGTGGATAAAGGCGTGCACCTGTAGGAAATCCCGCAAAGCGGCAGGAATCGGCCGCCCGGCAGCGCCCTCCCGCATCAAGGCCACCCACGCATCCTCCGCGGCCTGGCTGTCGATCCCGAAGGTGGAGACCGTCACCCCGAATTTAGCTTGAAAGGCTTGGGATTCCGCCAAATGCACGAAACGATGGACCAGCAAAAAGTTGCGCAAGCCCGACGCATCGTTGAATCCGGTGGTGGCAGCCAGATCGATATTCATCAACCGGCCAGCATGTTGCGGTCCTGTTTACCGCGCAGGGCCAGCAAATCGATCTGCGTCATGTCGGTGGACCCGGTGACGGTGAGCCCCAGGTACTGGCTGCCGCCTTCGGTAGATAGAGTCACCTCGAGCGCATACCCATCGGACGGCACATCGATCGGGCGGGTGGGGGTGGTGGCCGTTTCCGTATCCACGTTGATGATGACCCCGGTGGGGTTAATCCCCTGGAATTGCCCTGCAATCGCGGCATTCATCGATTGTTTTTCGTGCAACGGCGCCCCGGCATCCCAGAGTTTCGTGCGCAGGAGCCACGGCAGCGCCACCGCGGGGGAGAAACACCGGTAGTAGGCCGTGAGCGCACCGGTGCAACGAAAGGCCGCCAGCGTCGCAATCCCGGCCGCGGCGTAGGTGAAAGAGGCCGTGGTGTAGAAGCCGGCTGTGAACGGGAACGAATACACCCACCACCGCCCGCGGAAAAAGAGCACGAACAGCGGGCGGGTGACCGTGGCAGTTTGAGCAAAATCGTCGTTGATGACCAATTGCACGACCGCGCACAGCTCGCCTGCCACTAGCACCGTACCCCCGTACACCTGGGTACCCACGGCGGCGGCGATAATCCCTGAAATCTTCTCGCTGATCTTCTCCGGGGTGGACCCTGACAAGAGGTAAATCCCCGAGGCGTGGTAGAACACGATGCCCCGGTAGTAGGAAAAAATCGAAGATGCAAGCGAACACCCCACGGACCCGGTGACGTTGATGCGCGAAAAGGATGTGACCCCGGCGGCCACCGTGACATTGGAGAGCGCATCGATCGAGGTGTCCCCGAAAATGTACAGGTAGTTGTTCGCGGCATAGAGCGCCGTGATGTTGGCCACGAGGTAGGCATCGGGAATGGTGAACGATCCGCCGACGCCCCCAAAGCTCACGTAACTATCGATGTCGGTGAAATTCACCGTGCGCAAATAGCTGATCCACACCCGCCCGTCGTAGGTCGCAATCGAAGTGCCGGAAATGACCCCCGAGGGAACCACCGTCCACGTGTCCCCGTAATTGTCGACGAGCGTTCCGCCCAAGGCATAGCCTGATCCGCGCGCCAAAATGTTCATGGCGGTGGGCTGAATCTTGACGGCTACCGCAACCCCCGTCCCGCCGCCCGTCGTGGTGGTCACCGTGCCGCTGGGACCGGTGGTGGCCGCCGGGCTCGTCGCGCCACTCGTGTAGATGGGGCCCGGGTAGGAGCCCCCCGTTGGTAGCGTGATGGTGCCGATGGGACCCGTGGCACCGCCGCCCGTGATGGTGGCGACAATGATCTGCGCCGGCAGGGTAGGGTTATTGTCGGTGAGGTTGATCGTATCCCCCACGGCGTAGCCCGTGCCCGCATTCACCAGATTGACGAACACCACCTCATAGACCGGCTGCAGCATGGCGCCAGCACCGGCCAAACCCGATGCCGTGAGGAATACCGACACCCCACCCGGGAGCCGGTTCATGATCCCGTTGGTAATCGAGGCCACCGCATTGTTTTGCACCGTGAGCACGCCCGGCGTGGTCACCGCATAATCCCAATAGCCGGTGGGATCGACAATCAGGAGCCCCTGGTTATTGTAGGGGGTGGCGAAGGTCTGTCCGGAGGTGAGCGTGCCGGTAAACACTTTGGTCCACACCCCGGTGGCCACGGTGAGAATGTAGCCGTTGCCGGAGGATGCGAACACCACCAAGGCGTAGGTCACCCCGGACACGTTGAAATTACACGTGTAGGTGGGGCTCGTGGCCTCCGCCACCGTACTTAATTGCGCCGCCCCCGAGACGGGAAGCACTTTGCCGGCGTCAATGGGGATCGCGTTTTCGCACCACCAAAATTCGTTATCGTTGATGGCCTCGCGCGCGGCCAGGGTGTTCATACCCTCGAACTCGCGCAGTACAAACTCTGGATTCTGCCCGCCGACACCGGCTTGAGCTCGAGGCGGCATGGCCTAGTCCGGATCCTCGTAAGGGTCGGGGAGCCGGCCCACGTAGACCGAGACGCACTCGCGCATCGTGCGGGTGTACTCGTTCAACTTGGTTTCCGCCTCACCGTAATTTTGCGCGTTGTGTTTGGCGAGGTAGGCCGCATAGAACTTGATCGGGTCCTGATTGACCACTGGAATCACATCCACCGTGGTGGTGTCCCCCGTCACATAGGGAGTGGGCAAAATCACCGAGTCGATTTCCACCGGGTAGGACTGATCCGGCGGCGGGGCGATGAAAAACGAATTATCCCCGTACTTGGCCCAGGCCGCCGGCTGTCGTTGGTAGGAGCTCGCCAGGAACGGACGCCACCAGGCCGAGAAATTGCGGAACGGCGACCATTTCAGCGCATACCGCTCAGTGCCCCACAGCGGCGAAATGTTGAGCACGTCATAGGTGTTGATGTTGACCACACCGATGGCGACCGAGGCGCCCGTGCCCGTGGCGTCGCTGATCGTGGCGGTAGGGGCACTAGAGTAGCCGCTACCGAAAGAGGAAAACGAGATAGTGTTGACCGCACCGCCGCTGACTCCCAAGGTCGCGGCTACACCACTGCCTCCACCGCCACTGAAACTCAATGTGGGTGCCGTGTAGCCGGAACCCCCCGCCACGATGATCCCGCCCGAGGCCTGGCCGTAGAAATATTGCTCGATCCCGGCCGTGAAGTACGCTGTCTGCAGGGTGCGAAGGCACCCTGTGTCCATGACGATCTTTTTGCGCGCCTCGTTGATGTACCCGTCGATCTGCGGAATGGACCACTTATCGGCATTCGGGTCGTGGAGCTGATCCAGTACCTGAAATTCATAGGTACCTGGCGTGGTCGAGGGCCCGAGAGTGGTCATTCACTCACGCAATCTCGGTGGTGTCCACGTCCCGTTTCATCGCGGCGGCCAATGCCGAGCGGGGCGCCATGACGGCTTCCTCGAACACGAAGCGCGCGAGTTGCTTCACCCCTTCGGGGTTATCCTCGTATTGCTTGCCCTTCTCATTCAAGCGCACCGCCCAGCCCAAGCGGACAAGAATATCGGTCTTGTTTTCCAGGCCATAACCCAACATGTGTTGAGCGGCGGCCTCCGACACTAGCACCGGTTCGCCTGGGGGAAAGAGGAATTCCTCCCCGTTGAACTTGTCCATGTGCGGTTCGGGATTGCGATTCGTGACGTAAACACTGCCCATAGGTCAACTCCGGGTGTGAGTGGTGAATCCGGTG